GAGGAAAAATGGCAGGTGGAACGCCACTAGGACAAATGTATATCGAACTAGGGCTGGACGTGTCAAAGTTCAATCCTAGCTTAACAAGTGCGAAGAATGCAGTGAAGTATTTCCAAAATAATGTCAAAGCACTCGACAGCACTTTAAAATCTCATGGAAATAATGCAGATTTACTGAAATCAAAGTACAAATCACTTGGTCAGGCGATTGAGGCACAGAAAAAGGTCCTCGATCAGATGAAGAAAGGATTTGACAAACTTGATCCTGGATCTGCTAAATATGACAAAGCTGCTGCAGATATCGAGCGTGAAAATGCGAAGCTATCTGCAATGGAAGGTCAATTGTATAAAGTCGAGCAAGCTTTGAAAGCTGTTGCTCGTGAAAATAGTTTCTCCGGCCGAATGGAAGCTATGGGGCAGAGCATCAAAAAAGGCGGAGAAAACATTCAGAACTTTGGTAAGAAGGTTTCTGACCTTGGCGGGACTTTAACAAAAGGTCTCACTGCCCCACTTGTCGCTAGTGCTGGATTTGCGCTCAAGGCTGCAATCGACTATGAAAGTGCCTTCGCTGGGGTCAAAAAGACGGTTGATGGGACACCTCAACAGTTTGATAAGCTTTCTGCAAGCATTCGAAATATGGCCAAGGAAATGCCATCTAGTGCGGTTGAAATCGCACACGTTGCAGAAGCAGCCGGGCAATTAGGAGTACCAGTCGGATCTATCAAAGAGTTTTCTAAAACAATGGTGAACCTTGGCGTTTCAACTAACCTAAGTGCTGAAGAGGCTGCATCATCGATTGCTAAAATCGGTAACATCATGAAGGTCTCCAAGAATGACCTGGGTGAATGGTCCAGTCATTTTGGGTCTGCAGTCGTTGATTTGGGGAACCACTTTGCGACGACCGAGCGTGACATTGTCGAAATGACAAACCGTTTGGCGGCTGGAGGTAAACTTGCTGGCTTGACCACTCCTGAAATCCTCGGTCTTGCGACTGCGATGAGTAGTGTAGGTATTGAAGCCGAGGCTGGTGGTACAGCCATGACACAGACCCTTACTAGTATCGGTAAGGCTGTTTCTGGAGTTGGTAAGGGTGCCACTGAAAAATTACAACTAATCGCTCAAACTGCCGGGATGACCTCTGAGCAGTTTACTAAGGCTTGGAAAGAAAAGCCAGCGCAAGCCTTGCAATCCTTTATCAAAGGGTTGCAAAAAGCCACTGACGAAGGCAAGAACATGGATGGCATCCTTGACGAACTTGGAATGCAAGGTATCCGACAAGGAAATATGCTGAAATCTCTTGCATCCGCATCTGACACAATGACAGATGCTGTGAATCGCTCAAACAGTGCATGGAAGAAAAACAGTGCGCTGACCGAAGAAGCTCGTAAGCGGTACGAAACCACTGAATCACAGTTGAAAATCTTTAAAAACAAGATTACGGATATCGCTATCGAATTTGGTGGTCCATTGCTGAAGGCCCTGAACAGTGGGCTAGATGCTGCTAAGCCTTGGCTGAAAACTCTATCCGAGATGGCTGAGAAGTTTAGCAAGATGTCATCTGAGCAACAACAGAATATCATCAAATGGGGCTTGATGGGAGCGGCCGCTGGGCCCGCTCTGAAATTACTCGGCGGTGGTCTCGGGATCATTGGTGGCTTGACCAAAGGTTTTGGGAGCCTTGTTAGTGGTATTGGTAAAGTCTCTGGTGTTATCAAAACGTTTAAAGATGCTGGCTCTGTGGCTGGCGGCTTTAAAGCCTTGGCCGCAAGTATCGGCCAAGTAGGAACCGCAACTGCTGAAGCTAGCACAAGTACAAGCTTATTATCTACTGCTGTAGCATCACTTGGTAGTGGTGCCACTTGGGGAGTCCTGCTTGGTGGTGCGACACTAGTAGGCTTGACTTATATCGCTGAGCAGATGGCGGAAGCCGAGGAACGTACACAGCGCTGGGGGACATCTGTCAGCAAGGTCCAAGATGAACAACTGAGCGGTTTCAAATCCAAGGTTGATGAAGCAAACAAGGCTATCGTCGATTTTGGAGCAACTGCTGGAAATGTCGATAATGTAAAGGCCTCATTTGAAAAGCTCAATAGTGAGATTGACAAGCTGATTGACGAAAAGAAAGAGAAGCTGGAAGCTCTTGCTAAAGAAGTCGGTATGAGTGAGGAGGTTCGTAAGAACCAAGAAGAGCAACTCGAACAAACCAAAGTAAATGTCCGAAATATGACCGAAGAGGTTGGTCGTATCTATCAAAACGCTAAGGACCAGCACAGAGACCTGACTATTGAAGAAAAAGCCATTGTCTCAAACATCCAAAACCAAATGATTAGCCAGGAATTGGATTTGCTGAATGTTTCTAAGGATAAGAAACATGCTATTATGCAAGCTATGAATGGCGATGTCAAATCCATGAATGAAACACAACGTCAAGATGCGTTGAAAGTGGTCACAGACTGGATCCTGGAAGAACAGAAGGTCTACGAAAAGCGCAAGCAAGCTATCAAAGACGCTTACAAAAATGATGGTTCCGAAAAAGCAATTCAGGAACGTAATCAGAAGCTAGAAGAGCTGGAAGCAGAACATCTTGCCAGAAAAGAAGCTTACCAACAGAAATATTTTGAGTTAGAAAAGAACTTCCTCGATAATTACAATGGTAGATGGACTAAAGAAGCCATAGGAGGCGCTAAATCTCGTATGGGAGCATTAGGCCTTGATGTGAAGCAATTCGAAGAGTATATGCGTTCTGCTGCTGATACTGTCACGACATCATCTGGGATCGTTGCGAAGTCCATGGCTAACATGAGTAAGGAAACTGCTGAGGCTAACATGGTCTGGAACTCCCTCGTATTTGATGATAAAAAGGGTGAAGTTAAGACGAATGCTAAGGAAGAAATTTCCAAGGTGTTGGAAGCTGAGAATGGCTGGAATTCAATTGAATTTATCTTGAAGAATGCCAACCTTGAAACGAATGCTAAGATGCTGATCGGCGAGACCTTGGTTGAAACTGGTAAATGGAACGAGTTGACTCTCGAACAGAAAGAACTGGTTTTAGATGGCCACAAAGGCATGCAAGCTATCCTTGAAAATAAGGAAGCGCTCGCTCAATGGAATGCCCTTCCAGCAGAAGTAAAAGAGCTGTTGATGAAGAATGAGGCATTCCTAAACTCTGGGAACCTTGCCATTTCTACTTTGCAAAAATGGAATCAGTTGACCCCAGAGCAAAAAGAGCTTATCGCTAAAGATTTAGCTACTGGTGAGGTTACTAAAATCCAGCAAGCCCTTAACTTGCTTGTCGGTATGAATCCTAACATCCCAATTGATGCTACGGACAATTCAAGCAAAGTTATCTCCCAGGTAATGAACGACATCTTGAACATTCCGAAGGAGACAAACACCAACATCAATGCGGATGCAAGTGGTGCTGAAGCTGGGAAGAACCAAGCCATTGAGGCTTATGGGGCAGTCAATGCCTATCAAGTTCCTGAAAAACTAATCACAGCAAACGCAGATAATGCAATCCAACAGGGGCAAGCTGCTATCAACAAGCAGAATGAATGGAATGCAACCCCATCACCTACTAAACAGCAGACCGGTGATGCCGGTAGTGCGGTAAACGCAGGGCAATCTGCTATCAACAAGCAAAATGAATGGAACGCTCTCTACAGCCCTACGAAGTATATGACTGGTGATGCAACTAGTGCCATTAATACTGCGAACTCTGCGAGTGGAGCTATCCAATCCGTGCCGACTAGCTGGCATACGACTATCACAGCCACAGAGGTAGTCAATCGTGTCGTGAATACTGTTGGAAGATTATTTGGGCACAAAGATGGTACAGATTATCACCCGGGCGGTCTTGCTATGGTCAACGACCAGCGCAATGCGGTCTACCGGGAAATGGTCACACTACCAGACGGGCGGAGTTTCATCCCAGAAGGTCGAGATGTCATCATGCCACTACCTCGTGGATCCAAGGTCTTGCGAGCAGATAAGACCAAACGTTTGATGCAAAAACTTGGCATTCCTAAGTATGCGTCCGGTATCGGTATTCCAGAGGATGCGAAATTCTTGCGAGAGATGGAAAAAGCTAATCGGGAAATCGTACTAATCGATAATAAAGGTGGCAATGAGTACGATAGTCAAAATGTCGTTGCTGAGATTGCGTTTCTGAGATCAAGTTTAGAAAAGTTATTGACTGCTATCCTTGAGAAACCATCAGAAACCTATCTAGATGGCAATGTTTTGGCGCAAAATAGCTACCAACGCTATTCTAAAATCATGGCAAGGGAGGGAATCTAATGTTTAACATGATTATTAATGGGTTTGACACTGGAACAATCCCAAACTGCTATGTCACCGATTACGGTGAGGAGCAAATGGCTCAGCCACGTTTTGACAATAATACGATTTATGGGGCCAACGGTGATTATCCAATATATGATGGCGCTTATGATGGCTACGATAAGACTGTCAGCCTCTATGTAGTAAAAGAAGAAGAGGTCCAGAAAGTCCTCAATCAATTCAATCAGCAGAATAATGTAGTAGAGTTTGGGCATCGACCAGGCTCTATTTTTTACGCTGACTATGCTGGCTCAAGTTTCAGACAGAACGGCATCCATGCTTGGACACTGGAAATCAAGCTCAAGATGCATCCTTTCCGCTATCTGAAAAACAATACGGAAGTCGTGTTGACAAGTAACGGAACTGTGACGAACCCTGGCACAGTCTATTCTGAACCGGTCATCACAGTTGAGGGAAATGGTGATGTGACGCTTACGATTGGTAAGCAAACCATGCAACTAACGATTGATACAAAAGCAACAATTGACTGCCGTCATAAAAAACAAAATGTCTATGACAAAAATGGAAATTTGAAGAATACCCTTCGGACACGAGGTGGATTCTTCGAAATTCCTACCGGGCTTTCTGGGGTTGTGTTTGGCGGAAATATTACGAAGGTGAGAATCCAAGGGAACTGGAGGTATAAGGTATGATCTATCTGCTAGATGAGAACTTCCCTCTAAATGCTGCTTTCGATGATGAAATCATCCAAGAAGCGAATAGCACCTATCAGCTCACCTTTAAATTTCCAACAACAGACAGCAAGTGGACAGAGTTAAAAAATGAAGTCCTACTGGTTGCGGACGATTTGCACGGCGAGCAGTATTTCTCAATCTTCGAAGTTGAAAAGCAACATGGCTATATCACAGTATATGCTAATCAGGTTGCTACTCTGCTGAATAGCTACTCAACCAATACTATCAGCGTCGATAGAGCGAATGGCTTCACTGTCATGAATGCGCTAGTGTCAGCCCTAAAGAGACCTAGTCCTTTCACATTTTTCTCGGACATCAACTCGAAGCACACCATCAACCTCAAAAATGTGTCGGTGATGGAAGCTCTGGTGAAGGATAAGCACTCTATTGTTGGACAATGGGGCGGAGATCTTGTGCGTGATAAGTACAGTATCCGGCTGCTTGAGAGGGCAGGAGTAGAGAACGAATCTCTCTTTGCCTATAAGAAAAATATGAAGTCCTACCAAGAGTCTGCGTCTACCAAGGAATTGAAGACAAGGATTCATTTTAGACGTGTCATCGAAAGTCACGATGATAACAAAAAAGACCAAGTCTTCACAGCTACAATTGACAGTCCTCTGATTGGTAAATATAAGAATATTTACGAGGCAGACATGGAAGTGCAAGACCAGGATGTAGTCGACCAGAAAACACTGGAAGAGTATGGGAAACGCTACTTCCGTGAAACTCTCTGCGATATGGTCGAAGAGAGTCTTGAAATTGATGTCATTGGGCAGTCTGATCAACCTGTGAGTCTATTTGATACTGTCAGCGTCTTCCACGAGCGATATAATGCGGATCTACGTAAGAAGATTACTAAATACCGCTTCGCACCTATGAGAAAGAAGCTTGTCAGCATTGGATTCGGGAAGGTGAGCCAGTCCTTTGGCAGCGCTCTTGGAAACCTCGTGGAAAACAAAGTCAATGAGCAACTTGATGAAAAGTTGAGTGGCCGTGATAAAGAGTATGAAGCTAAGGTCCAAAAATTAGTTGATAATGCCAACGCTGAATACTCAAAGAAAGCGGCCGCACTCGAACAAGAAATCACTGATGGTATCGAACAGGCCAAGGCACAAGCCGAAGTAGTCAAAGAACAAATTTCAGCACAAGTCGTTGAAAAGATCAATGCAGCAAGCCAAAAAGCAAAGAATGAAATTACACAAGAATTCAATGCTAAATATGGCGACATCACTGTCAAAATGGAAGGGTTAAAGTCTACTACTGATCAGTTACAGACTAGTAATGTGGACATCAAGAAGTTGATCAATGACTTTAAGGATCAGACACAAAGCCAGTTCTCTGGCATCCAAGGCGCACAATCAAGGTTTGAACAGACAACTGAGAAAGCTATCTCTGACCTTACCAACGTTACTAATGGCAAAGCTGATCGCTCTTATGTTGAGCAGACGGTTGCTGGCATCAAAGAAGAGTTCACAAGTCTAAAAGTTGGGTCAAGAAACTACGCTGAAGATTATGATTTCACCCGTGGTCTATGGTTCTTTTCTAAGGGTGATTCAAGCAATTCAACTGGTACAGCAGAAAATGGTATCTATACTATTTCAGGCGACACTAACACTTGGAAACAAGCACAGTTATTTTCTAGCACAGCCCCAAGTTGGGCTACTTCAAAAACAACTGCTCTGGATTATCTGGAAAAAGGCGAGCCTTACACTATTTCATTTTATGCTAAAAGAAATAGTGGTTCTGCTACAATATGGACTTCTTTGCGTGAAAATAGAAAATCTAGAGGCAATCAAGAAAGGATCTCGGCTCATTTTCAATTAACAGACGAATGGCAACTATACCAAGTTTCTGCCCCTGCACTAGAAAAAAGTGAAGAGTTTGATTTCTGGCGGATCATTATTGGCTGTGATGGAATTGGATCAATTTCCTTTAAGAAAGTAGAAGTTACACAAAGCACTACCAGAACAGATGCAGGGCCTGCTCCAGAAGATCAAAATTATCTAGTGAAGAAAGCACAAGCCACTTTTGAAAAGTCAGTTCAAGGCCTATCTACTCAATTAACTAAATTAGAGACAAAAACCGGCCCAAATGGTGAACTTGAACAGCGCATGCTGACCTATTCTGAAAAAGCTGCTGTAGACGCTGTAAAAGCAACAAGGCAGATTTTGGGACAAGGCTATATAGCGAAATCTAAGTATGATGAAGATGTAGCTGGAATCACAAGAAGGCTTGAAGATTTAAAGCAAAATAATGACCAAGTTATATCTTCCAAGATTGCTGAGTACAAGCAGACAGTAGATGGACAATTTACAACAATCACCAATCAAATGGGTGACATGTTGAGAAAAACAGACATCAATATCACAGATGGTCAAATCTCTTTTGGTACAGGTAAGACTATCAACGGGCGTACCATCAGCTCACTACTTGTGCAGGAACCAGAAGCTATCGCTTTAATCGCTCAACTGATCAAGGTTAAAGGTGACATGGTAGTTGATGGCTCAATCACAAGCCGTCATCTAGCTTCTCAGAGCGTTCGGACAGGCCACATGGAATCCGGCTCTGTCACCACTCAAATTTTGGCATCAAATTCTGTCACTGCTGACAAATTGCTTGTGGACTCGGCAATGATTAATAAGCTTGTATCAAATCAAGCTTTCATCAGAGAATTGACATCACAGAAGGCATTTATTACGCAATTAAACTCTATTGAAATCGCTTCAAATCGTTTCACTGGCGATAGAATAACCTCTTCTGATGGATCACTGGTTTTTGATTTGGTAAAAAATCAATTAATAATGAAGAGCAACGAGGCTTCAATATCAAGGGAAGATGCTGGATATCCAACACAATTTATAAGATACGAGTCCAGCATCGAACAGAATCAGAAGCATTCAAGGACAATTATTGGTAGCAATCGAAATGGTTCTAAAAATTGGAATTCCGTATCATTTTCTGGGATCGTAATAGATAACAACTCGAACAATAGTGTTGATAAAGTTTTTCAGT